CTTCAGCGCGCAGTGTCGGTATAAAAATGTAAAAGGGTCAAACGCAACACATATAAACCATGACAGCAAACCAAACAAAGAAGTACAACGAGCTGCTTAACCAATACGAGCAGCGCACAGATCTAACACCAGGGCAGTGCCAACTGCTTTACACTTTGGCGTGCGTGATTTGTGAGGAGACAGAGTTGCAAGCGTACTGCAACACCAACGGCACATGTTACCAAGTGACCGGAAAAAGCGGCGACGTCTACAGCCGCATGCGCCCAGAGTGGCAACAGCTAAAAGAGGCACGGCACCGCAAGCAGATTATCATCACACGATTGGAAAATTGGATTGGGGAAGGCAAGCCAGCAGCAGACGAGAATGCAGAGTTCTTCGGATAAGTATTGGTTTGATGAGGCGGCGGCAGGGAAAGCAGTGGACTTCATCGAGAAGTTCTGCACGCACGTCAAAGGCGAGCTGGGTGGCAAACCTTTTCTTTTGGAGGACTGGCAAAAGGACGACATCATACGACCGTTATTTGGGTGGAAAGATGCCAACGGATTACGTCGGTACAGGACGTGCTATGTTGAGATACCTCGTAAAAACGGCAAGTCTAATCTGTCTGCTGCTATTGCTCTCTATATGCTGTTCGCTGATGGCGAGCCTGGCGCAGAAATTATATCCGCTGCTGGAGATCGTGGCCAAGCGAATATTGTCTTTGATATAGCGCGCGACATGATTGGCAACAATCGGCACTTGACGCAACGGGCGCGAGTGCTGCGCAACGTCATCAAATACAAGTCGTCATGGTACAAGTCCATCAGCGCAGAGGCGTACACAAAGCACGGGTTAAACTGTCATGCCGTGATTTTTGACGAGCTGCACACACAACCGAATCGCGAGTTATGGGACGTACTAACTACGTCCACGGGTGCGCGTCGCCAGCCACTCGTGATGGCACTTACTACAGCTGGCCACGATCGCGCGTCAATCTGCTACGAGGTACATGAGTACGCCGAAAAGGTGCGCGACGGCATTATTGACGACCCGACGTTTTTGCCTGTACTGTACTGCGCGGACGTAGACGACGATTGGACCAAGGAAGAGACGTGGCGCAAGGCCAACCCCGGGTATGGCAGCATTTGCCACAAAAGCTACTTTGACCAAGCCGTACAGAACGCAAAGGCCAATCCATCTATGGTAAACAGCTTTTTGCGATTACACTTGAACATATGGACGTCAGCAGAAACGGCGTGGATTCCAGACGACATTTGGATGAAGGGCAACAAACCTATTCCGTATGACTTACTTAGCACTCTACCTGCATATGGTGGTCTTGACCTTGCATCTACTCAAGACCTCACAGCATTCTCGCTGCTGTTCCGTGACGATAGCAACGATTGTTTTTATTTGCTTGTGCATCAATTTGTCAACTCAGAAAAGGCGCACACCAAGAAATTAAGCGCAGGGATTGACTACATGGCTTACGAGCGCGAAGGAGACATTACGATAACGCCAGGCAACGTCACCGACTACCGCATTGTGAAAGATTACATTGCTGATCAGTGCGCCAAATACGACGTCAGGTCAATTGGGTACGACCCGAGGTTTAGCACGTACATCGTGAGCGAGTTAGAAGCAGACAATATTGCGATGGCACCAATGGCGCAAAACATTACGACCATGAACGGACCTACAAAAGAGTTCGAGATGGCAGCAATGCGAGGTCAAATCATTCACGGCGGAAACCGTTGTCTACGTTGGCAGATGGGCTGCGCCGTTGTGTACACTGACGTCAACGAAAACAAGCGTGTGACCAAGGAACGCCAAGAGAACAAAAAGGTCGACGGCGTGATTGCAAGTATCATAGCCATAAACGAGTATTGCCACACGCTAGGGGAAGAGGATATTATGCTTGAGATTTTTGATTTGTGAGCAAAACTTCGTATATTCTAAGCTAACCCGCAACGTATGGCCACACTAACCGAACGCCTTAGCGCCTTGTTCCGTTACCGAGTAGGTAAGTACAACAGTCAGACACTTGAGGCCGAAATGGGCATTAACCCCATCGTGCGCAGCGGAGTCAATGTTACCGAACAAAGCGCACTGGCTATTAGCACTGTCTACGCTTGCATTAACAAAATTGCAAGCACGATTAGCAGCCTAGACCTTGAGATTTACGTGCGTGACGGGCGCAACATCGAGGTGGCCAACCAACACCCATCCTACGAGCTGATCACGTCAGCGCCTAACGAGCACCAAAACGCGTTTGATTTTTGGGAAAACGTGATGGCCAGCGCACTGATGTACGGATGCGGTTACGCCATTATTGAGCGGAACGTACGAGGTTATGCAGAGCGCCTGGTGCCAGTGAGCTACTACGACGTTGACGTCAAGGAAGTGGAGGGAGAACGCGTATTTGTCATCCGCGATTACGGCGCAGTGACTCAGGACAACATGCTAGAAATTAGCTGCATGAACAAAATGTCGCCAATCCGTTTGCATCGCGAAAACATGGGACTGGCCAAGGCCGCACAGGACTTTGGCAGCGAGTATTTTGGGCAGAAGGGGCAAATGACAGGCGTTCTGGCGTCAGATCAGCCCTTGCGCAAAGAACAAATGGACGTTATTCAGAACAGCTGGAACCAAAGCGCAATGAACGCAGGTACCAAGCTGTTGCCGTTCGGTTTTAAGTACCAACGCATCACAATTACGCCCGATGAAGCGCAGTTTATTGAGACGCGCAAGTTTCAAGCGGAGGAAATTTGCCGCATATACAGCGTACCGACGTCGCTGGTCCAACTTCCGAGCCAAACGACGTTCAACAACGTAGAGCAGCAGAATTTGCAGTTTGCACGTCACACAATTGCGCCGTGGGCCAAGCGCATCGAGCAAGAAATTGACCGCAAGTTGATTCAGAGCTTTGAGCGTCCAGACGTCTACAGCAAGTTTAACATGAACGACCTGTATCGCGGTGACTTGGCTGCTCGCACCAACTTTTACCAGCAGATGCTGCAAAGCGGTGTGATGAGCATTAACGAGGTGCGCGGCAAAGAGCAAATGAACCCCGTAGACGGCGGTGATCAGCATACAATTCAGATTAACCAAATCGCATTGGACCGCTTAGGCGAGTACAGCGAGAAAGTATCAACCGATGGAGGACAACAACCAGCATAAAGACGCCGAGAAGCGGACGATGGGCACCATTGAGGTGCGCGACGCTGAAGGCGACGAAATGACGCTTGAAGGCTACGCAGCTGTATTTAACAGCGAAACAGACCTTGGCGCATTCCGCGAGGTCATCCGTCCAGGCGCATTCGATGACGTCATGGACAACGACGTGCGCGCACTTATTAACCACGACCCAAACTTGATTTTGGGACGTACAGGCAACGGCACGCTTGAACTGTCAACAGACGAGCGTGGATTGAAATACAAAGTAAAGCTGGGGGACCAGCAATACGCACGGGACTTCTACGAAAGCGTTAAGCGCGGTGACATCTCACAGTCGTCGTTTGCTTTTACCATTGACAAGCAGTCATGGAACGAAGAGCGCACAGTGCGCAGCGTAGACAAGGTGCGGCAACTGTTGGATGTGTCACCTGTGACGTACCCAGCATACGCAGCCGCCACGGTGCAAGCGCGTGACCAACAGCTTGAAATTGACGAAGTGATCGCGGATGCGGTTGCCGATACAGATACAGAGAATAACGAACCTCAAATTCCACAACAAATGAATCTCAATGAGATGAAGGCGACTCGTGCCAAGCACGCTGATCGCTTCGAAGAGTTGGTGAATGTCGCAGAAACTGAAAATCGCGACTGGACCAACAACGAACAAGAAGAGGCTGACCTTTGCAAGCGCGAGGTTGAGCGTCTCGACGGCAAGATTGCACGTCGTCAGGCCCACGAAGACATGATTTCGCGCCAAGCTCAGATGGGCGGCACGACTGTCTCAGAAGCCAAAGAAATTAACCGCGTCAACAAGTCTTTCAGCTTGAGCCGTGCCGTCAATGCCGTTGCACTGGGCAAAGCATTGGAAGGTGCAGAAGCTGAATGGGCACAGGAAGCTGGACGCGAAATGCAAGCGCGCGGCTTGAACATGTCAGGTCAGATTGGTATTCCTGGCAACGCATTGTACCGTGCCATTGGTGATGCCGACGACTTTGGTGCTTCTAACGCTGCATACGCTGGTGCTGGTTTCGTGCCAACTGTGGTGCCAGGCGCTATTGACGCTTTGCGCACGCCTACAATGGCCGAGCGTGTTGGTGTTACCACTATCAACAACGCAACCGCAAACTTGCAGTTCCCACGCGTAAGCGCCAAGGCAGCAGGTACAGCCGAAACAGAAGTTTCTGCGGATGCGGATTCTGGGCTGGACATGGACACTGTGACGTTGACGCCAACGCGCGTTGCCGCCAAGACCTTGTGGTCAAAGCAGTTGATGTTGCAGGGTGGCGCAGCTGTTGATGCTCTCATCTCTCGCGAGTTGTCAGCAGGTATCAACGAAACCATTGACAAGGCAGTGTTCGCTGCTGCTGTTGCAGGTGCTGGCGACGCTAACGCCGTTGCTGGTGCTTTGGGTTACACAGACATCACTGACGCAGAGAAAGCTGTTTTGGCTGCTGGTGGCGATTTGTCACGTTGCGCTTGGATTGGTTCACCTTCAGCAATGTCTATTGTTAAGGGCGAAGCAGCAGTTCCCTCAATTCGCGCCGTAGTCGAGAACAACCAACTTGACGGCTTTACAACGTACTTTACGCCTAACCTTGCCGACACAGCAGGCGCCGAAGCTGGCACGCTGTTGTTTGGTGATTACGCTGCTGGTATGTTGCTCGCGTTCTTTGGTGGTATCGACTTGTTGGTCGACCCATACAGCAACGCAGGTACAGCGCAGATTGCTTTGCACGTAAACAAGTTCTACGACACAGCTGTGCGCCAAGCAGGTGCACTGGCAGTGGTCAATGACTTTAGCTGATAACAACTAAACTTGGAAGCCTGGCAATTGGGCTGGGCTTCCTTTTTTTCCCTTGCCATGATCATTACCAAACCATCATACACCTCTGGAACTGACGTCGTATCACTTGCTGATATGAAGCTTTTTTTGCGCGTTGATGGGTCCGACGAGGACGACACGATCACGGCATTGCTTGACGCAGCTGTCGCGCATATTAGCGACTATACGAATCGTCACTTTACTGCTGATAGCACAACAAAATTCTACCTTGGCCGTTGGCGCAATGCGTCTCTTGCGTTTGGTCCAGTGACGCGCGTTGTATCTGTCAAATACGATGACACTTCAGGCGCACAACAGACCTTGGCCACGTCTAAGTGGTACACAGAAAAGTTGACCGACAACACAACGCGCATCAGCTTTCACGACACCCCAGACCTAGAAGATTATAATGCAAGCCCTGTTGAGATTGAATGCAACTGTGGCGCTGCTGAATCACCACAAATTAAGGTAGCTACAAAGCTGCTTGTTGCTCACTGGTTTGAAAACCGACGCGCAGTAATTACGGGCGCATCTGCTAACACGGTGCCCCTTAGTGTTCACAGCTTGCTTAACAGCGAGCGCATTATCGACATGCGGCAATGAACATTGGGTTTCTTGATCGTCGCATCACTATTGAAGCGCCAAGCGCGTCACCTACGCTGAATGCGTACGGGGAGGCAGCTCAATCTGACGCGTGGGAAACATTTGTAACTGTGTGGGCAGCCATGGACAACAAGGCGGCACGCAGTAGCATTATCGCAGATCAGGAAACCGCCATTAACCGCGTCACCTGGCGAGTGCGTTCGTCAAGCTATACACGTCAGGTCTCAGCAAAGTACCGCGTGAAGCACGGCAACGATTACTACAACATACTTGCAGTGCAAGAGGTGGGGCGCAAAGACATGATTCACTTGGTTACCGAACGCGTAATTTCTGAGTGATGGCATACAGAGCAGGTAACAGAATTGTTGCAGACCAGTTTAGGGCAAGTGCCAAATTGTTGCGTGGCGATATTGGTAAAAACACTTTCCAAATTACCGGTTTAGACAAAATTAATAAACGTCTAGCGCAGTTGGCAAATTGGTCTGTAGAACAGGAAAATCAAATTGTATCGCTTAACAGGAGAGTTGCGCAGGTATATCTTAACGCGCTTAACGCAAACATTAAGGATTACAAGCGCGACATTCGCGTTCAGTTTAAAGACCGCGACGATATTATTGTGAAGCGCGGTCAGTTGCGTAGGTCTTTAGGTTCATGGCAACCAGCTGCATACGATCCAACTAAAATTTTGGCTGGACCGATTACAAGCAACATTGGACGACGACGCAAGCGCGGTGTGAAGATGGCCAATGGCCGCAAAACATACACAAGAGTAAGTGACGGCTGGTTTGCTCACATTGTAGAAGGGGGCGACAGTTTTGGCATCAAAAAAACGACACCTAACACAGGCGTTTTTAGAATGCAAAAAGC